GTCAAACTGGGCGACCTGCAAGTCAAATACAGCAAAACCAGCCAAGCCGTCGGCACCATCAACAACGTCTTCGACGTCTACCCCTGGCTCCAGACCTACCTCGGCCCCTACTGCCTAGGCGGCTCGGGCTCCTTCCAACTCCGCGTCTACAGAGGCTGAAATGGCTGGCGCCCTCGACTCCCTGTTCAAGTCCGTCGCCAAAGACGTCGTCGCCGAACTTGGCACGTCTCTCGATACCACCATCACCTACACCCGCAAAGCCACCCCCACCTACAACACCAGCACTGGCGCACTAACCACAACCAACACCAACTACTCCAACATCAAAGTTCCCATCGAATTTGTGGTCTCCGAGGAAGAGGAAGGCCGCGAACAACGCCAAGCCAAGATATACATCACCCCCGACCTAATCGGCGACAACCAGCCCACCCTCGGCGACGAAGTCAGTTTCACCTACGCCGGCTCCAGCCGCACCGCCCAAATCACCGACATCCGCACCTATCGCGGCGGCCAAATCTATCTCTTCATCCTACTGGTGCGCTTCTAATGGCTTCTCGCAGCTATAAAAACCTACAAAATGACCTGAAGCAGAAATTAACTGCGGACTTAAATGCGCTAATAACCTATGCAATATCTGAGTTATCTACAGCCCAAGTAAGCCCAGTGCTAACAGGCTTTTTTGCTTCCAGCTGGAAAGCAGACACTCGCCGTCCTCAGCCCAAAGACGAACTAAAAAATTTCTCCCCCTGGAACACCATTAAAAAGCAGGGCAGATTTTTAGCGCCAGGGAACCAGCCTGTGATAGCTCCGCGATACGTAGTGCCGGAATTTCGGCTCAATAGCACAATCTTTATTGGCAATACAGCTACATACGCAAATAACGCTCTTGCATCCCCAAAAAGTCAGATTCCTCAGTTTGTGCAAGGCGAATTTAATGATCTTATCAAATTATTCTTCACCGATAAAAAAAGACCGCGTATTCGCGTCGCTACACAGCAGGGTCGTGAACCTTTAAGTTTCTTTGGCGTAGGACGCGAAACCTACGTTTCTTACCAAGCACCCGAGGATCAAGTATGACTCTTGTAAACGCCCGTGCTGCCTTTGAAAAGGCCGTCACTGACGCAGTATCAGCTGCAGATCCTACGGTAACACTTCTTTACGACAATACCCCTTACACGACTCCGAGCAAAACAACCAAGTACATCGCACTTTCCGTGAGTTTTTCCCGCTCCACCTTGCAAAACATGGGGAGCGCTTCCGATTTTTACAGCGGCGTAATTGTGTGTAACATCTATGTTCCAAAGAGCGCTGGTACGGCGACCCTAGCCGCACTGGGTGAAGCAGTAATTGACGGGCTTACTTCCGTCAACGCCTCGGGCTACACAGACACGTTCAGCTGCAAGCCGCGTGTCTTGGACGTAGTAGGCCCCAACCCGATTGAAATCGAAGACCGTTCGCACTTCCTAGGTCAAATCTCTTGCCAATTCACGGCAAACGCCTAGTGTATTATTGAACAACCTGCATTTCTCCAATGCGAGCCGTTGAACTGCTCCGTAACAAGTTCGGAGTCAGCCAGCTCTACAAGCACGAAATCAAATCCGGGGATGAGGTCCTACTGGAGATTTACTGGCACCCGCTGACCATTGCTGAGCGCGAGTCCATCCAGAAAAAGGGCAACCCGGACGATCCCAACGATTTTGCTTTGAGTCTGATGATCGAGAAAGCTCTCGACAAGGACGGCAAGCGCCTGTTCCAAGACGGTGACCGTGCCGCCCTCCGCCGCGAAGTCGAAGCCAGCATCCTCCAGGAAATCCAACTGGCAATGTTGACCTCCGGTGCCGAAACCAAGGTGGAGGAAGCGAAAGCCACTCTGAAAAGCTGAGTCCGACTGGTACTTCTTGTACTTTTTGGCAAAAGAGCTGGGAATGACCGTTTCCCGGCTCTGCGCCGAAATGTCCCAAGAGGAGCTCGTCGGCTGGGCCGCTTACCTGGCTTTACGTGCTGAAGAGGAAGAAAAAGCCATGGAACGGGCAAAAACCAGATCCCGTGCCGGGTCAATGCACGGGAAGTAAGCTGGTACAAAGACTCCAGCGGTAGGCCGTGGCCGAGTACAACGTCGATATTCAGGTACGGGCTAAGACGCGCCAAGCAGAGTCCGAAATTACAAAACTGCAAAAGATCCTTGACGATCTTTCACGTAAAAGTGCAAACATAAACTTTGGCACAGTAGAAAGATCGGTACGCGGTATTGGCGCTACCGCAAAAAATGTAGGCACAGAAATAAAAAATATCTTCTCTCGCGGCCTTTTTGCTGGTGCAATTTTAGGCGCAGGTCAGCTGTCCTCATCTATTGAAGGTGTAATAAGTAAGTACGGATTTTTAGGAAAAAGTGTAGCTACATCTCTTAACAGTGCTCTCGGTGGCATACCAGAAATCGTCGGCAACATTCTTACTCAAGTAGGGCATATTCCAAACAGCCTGGGGCTGGCAGCGGTTGCTGCTATGGCCTTTGCGCCCCAGCTACTAAAAGCCAGCTCAGCCGCAGCCGGCCTTGGAGCCGCTGTAGATAAGGCTGTCGGTAAGCAAGTAACAGAAAACATCGCTGGCACTATAGGGCAAATAAACAACCTTAAAACCGCTGTTGACACCGCTAAAACGTCTTTTGCTGATTTAATTAAGGGATCTACACTAAATCAACTAAATGCACAACTAAAAGACGCAAACTACCAAATTGGGGAGTATCACTCCACAACTCAAGATGCACGGATCGCTGCTCAACAGTTAGCCGCGGTACTAAAAGAGCAGCGCAAAGAGCAACAGGCAATAACAACACTTGTACGTGAAGCACAAGGTCTGCGGTCCGAGGACGTAGAGCGCCGTGCAACAAATACCTACAATGTTATACAAAGACGCAAAAAATTCCTCGCGGAGGAAGCCAAAACAGCCGCTGATACAGCACAAGAAATCCGCCGCCTAGAGCAAGCTGAAAGTGAGGCAGCTCGTACTCGCCTTGCTGAAGCAGCCAAAAATAAAGCTGATGCGCTGCTTGCAGAAGCTGCAGCAGCTCAACAAGCTCTTACGGCTACACGCAGCCTCGAACAGGCTGAAAGCCAAGCAGCGCGGTCTCGTTTAGCTACTTCCGCACAAACAGCGCAAGAACGGGCGGCTTTTCTAGCAGGCGGCCAGATAAGCGCCTTCCCATTTGGACCTTCACCACGTTCTACACGACGTCGTTTTGATGGTGATGTATCGCCAGAGCGGGCTGAGAGCGCGCTGCAAGCACGGGAACGTAAAGCGCAGCGTGCTCTAAATCTTCAGTTCTTTGAAGAAGAACGACTGCAACTAGCCGAACTAGATCGTATCAGAGATCAAAACGCAACCCGTCAAACAGCCCGAATTCAAAAAATTGGCAAAGTTATTCGCGGCAGTTTAAGTTCGGCAGCTATCGGTGGTGCGTTCCCGCTACTTTTCGGCCAAAGTCCGCAAGCGGCTTTAGGCGGTGCTATTGGCGGCCTGCTTGGTGGCCAAGCAGGCGGTTTTGCCGGTTCGTTGATTGGTACGGCTTTAGGAGACATTGAAGCAACAAAAGCAAGAGTAAAAGAGCTGGGACTTGAGCTGGGCTTTAGTTCTGTACAAGCAAAAGAACTGTCAGCAGCTTTCCAACTGGCAGGGCGTGACAGTAAGCAGCTAGAAGCAGCGGTCATAAATATCCAAGGCCTGGGACTTTCAACAAATGAAACCGCATCAGCAATCAAAATTGCTGTTGAGCTATCCAAAGAATATGGCGGCAGTGTCAGCAAAGTAGCTCAAGCCTTCGCAGATACGCTGGAGTCTGGAAAAGTAAGTATCAGCACCCTCAATAAATTTACTGCTCAAGGTATTCCGATCCAGCAGGAGCTGGCCGACAAACTCGGCGTCAGCAGAACAAAACTACTGCAAATGGCTAAAGACGGCGAAATCAGCGTACAACAGCTTACCGATACACTTGTTGAAATGGGCCGTCAAGCGGCTGCCAGTGCCGATAGAGGAGCCACAGGCTTTGATCGTTTTACCAAAGCTGTTGCTGAAATTGCATCCGCTATTGCTGGAGCAGCTGGAGCGATTATCCGCAACTTAATACCAGCGCTCGATAGTCTACTTCTTAAACTAGCTGCAATCATAAATAGAGCAACTAAAGCCATCAATTTAATTACAGATGCAACTGTCGGAGAAGCTGCAAGCGCTGTAGCTTTAACTGCCGGAGAACGAGGAAGCGGTTTTGCAAGTAAATCAGGTATTGATCGTATAACAAAAGGCTTAAATACCTTAAATCCTCTTTTGGCAACTAGCCGAGAAGAGCTAGAGAAAATAGCTAAAGTAGCCGGTAACGCTAAAGTCGAATTAAGTAAATACGGAGGAGAACTAGGTGAGTATTCTGTACGCACCGCGCAAGTACAACTATCTCGTGTAGAGACAGCAATCTTAAAACGTAGACGGCAACTGGGTGCTCCCTCTACATCAGCAACTATCGAAAATATACAAGCTCCAGGTAATTTGCCACCTTCTGCAAAAGCCGCTGGAGGAGGAGCTGAGAAATCAGCACTCGCAAATTCAATACGTCGTACAGAAGTATTGAAACGCGGAACAGATACTCTATTTTTAGCATCAGTAATCCAGGACAAAATAAATGCTGCGGAGCGCATCGGAGCGGACCAGCTTGCTCTGCGACTTACGTATGAGCGCGACCGGGCAAAAATTATTGGCGAATATTCCGCAGAAGAAGCTAAAGTTAGAAACACCGCTAATAAACAAGAAGAACTTCTTGGTTTACGGAAAAAAAGAAATACTGAGCTGGTAGCACTAACATTAAACTACGAAAACCAACTTGCGCGATTAAAGCAAGGGGATCTTGAAAGTGGTTTCAGTAAACAAACTCAGTTACAAAATGAACTTTTTATTCTTGAAGAGACCTTAAAGGGAAAGGGCCGGGAGGCAGAATTACAAGTAGCTATCGCAAATGCGTCCATAGGTGGTCAAGCAGCTCAAAATGCTACAAATGCAGATTTGATGCGGCGAATAGAAATCAAAAAAGAAGAGGTTAGACTTCAACAAGAACTTAATAACCTTATTAACCAGTTAGGTACGTCTACATTAAATGTATTTGAGGATATTATTTTTGCAACTAATACGTGGCAGCAAAGTCTTGCTGGCGCACTACAGACAATGGCCAGCAGCCTTTTACGTTTTGGTCTTAATACTCTTGCGGATGCAGGAGATCCGACGGGCCAAGGTGTGGGGATACTTAGTATTCTCACCGGGCGCTTCGGCAAGCGTGCAGCCGGCGGCCCAGTCTCTGCTGGCTCCCCCTACCTCGTCGGCGAGCGCGGTCCCGAACTCTTCATGCCGCGCACCAGCGGCAGCATCTATCCCAACGATGCGATGGGCATGGGTGGCGCAAACATTGTCGTGAACGTCGATGCCGGCGGCTCTAGTGTGGGAGGCGATCCCGGTCAGTCCAATCAACTTGGCAGAGTTATCGGGATCGCAGTCCAACAAGAGTTGATCAGACAACAACGTCCCGGAGGCTTGCTCGCCTAATGGCCACCTTTCCCGCCATCACGCCAACCTACGGCGCCCAAAAGAACAGCCGCCCCAATGTCCGCACGATTCAATTCGGCGACGGCTACCAGCAAAGACTGACGTACGGCATCAATCAAAACCCCAAGAGCTGGAGCTTGACCTGGGAAGTCTCCGAAACCGACGCCGACACCATCGAGACCTTCCTCAACAACCGCGCCGCCGACAACGCCAGCTTCGACTGGACCCCCCTCGACGAAGCCACCTCCTATAAGTGGATTTGCCCCGAGTGGAACAAATCCGTTCCCTACAAAAACCGCGCCACCATCACGGCAACCTTCCAGCAGGTCTTTGAACCCTAATGGCCTATACCGCATGGGCTGCTACTACTGCCAAGAGCGTTGGTGATGTTGTCCGCGCCACCACGCAGACCGGCTTCGGCTTTGTCTTTCGCTGCATTGTCGCTGGCACCACCGGCAGCACTGAACCCGTCTGGCCGACCAAGCTCTACAAGACCAATGCCAGCAGCAGTCTTGAAGGCTATGTCGTTGATGGCACGGTCACTTGGGCAGCGGTCAGTGCAGTCAGCGAGGAACTGCAGAAGATCAACCCGAGCGCGATCATTGAATTATTTGAGTTGGCGCTGGTTTCAGGCTTGCACTACGACCCTGCCAGCCCACCGACCACCACGACCTATCGCTTCCACGCTGGCACGAATGAACTTTCGGGTGATGTGGTTTGGGCTGGTAATACTTACAGCCGATTCCCTGTGCAGGCTGAAGGCTTTGAGTACAGCGGCAGCGGTCAACTGCCCAAACCCAAACTGACAGTTGCCAACTTGAACGGTCTCCTCACGCTGGCGCTGCTGGATGTGAACGCCTACACGCCAGGCAACGATCTGATCAACGCCCGCGTCTCTCGCATCCGCACCCTGAAGAAATACCTAGACGCCAGCAACTTTACAGGTGGCACCAACGCCACGGCTGATCCCTATGCCGAGTTTCCTAGGGAGATTTACTTCATCTCGCGCAAGACCATCGAATCACGGGATGTGATTGAGTGGGAACTGGCAAGCGCCTTTGACATGCAGGGCATCCGCGCACCAAAACGGCAGGTGGCACCCCAATGCCAGTGGAAATACAAAGGGACCGAGTGTACTTACGCTGGCGCCTTGCCGACCTGCGCGAAAACGTTGGCTGATTGCGAGGCGCATTTCGGCACCGGCGTTCCTTTGCCGTTTGGCGGCTTCCCTGGAGCGGGGCAATTCACATGATCACCGACAAGCTCAAGGCTCAAATCGTTGAGTATGCCCAGCTTGCCTATCCCCGCGAGGCGTGTGGATTGTTGGTGGTGGTCAAGGGTCGCAAGCGGTTCTGGCCGTGCCGCAATTTGGCAGATCGCCCAGACGATTACTTCCAGCTTCATCCTGAGGACTATGCCGCTGCCGAGGATGCAGGCGAGATCATTGCGGTGATCCATAGCCACCCACATACCAAGCCGCAACCGAGCATGGCGGATCAGGTGGCGTGCAACCGCAGCGGCCTGCCGTGGCTGATCGTCAACCCCATCACGCAGCAGTGGGGTGAGGCGATGCCCAATGACTACAAGCCACCGCTG